TTCTCCAGTGGTGACCGGGACCTCGACGGGAGCCGGGGGCAGCACGTCGATCGACAACGGAGCCGGTGGCGGGATGGCCGGCACCTGGCCGTCGAACTGCAGCCCGAACGGGACTGGCGCGAGCGCTGGTGGTTCCGGCGGTGTCGTGAACTCGCCCAGCAGGGGGACGGGCAGCGGCTCTGGCGGTGGCGGCGGGTCCTGGAACTCACCGATCAGCGGCAGCGGCGGGAGGTCGGACGGCAGGGTCGGGGTGACCGGGACCTCCAGGCCGCCACCGGATGCGGCGGCACCCAGAGCGCCGGCGATTGTCTCGGCGATGCCGTTCGCGCTGCCCTCTGCCGGCACCACGTCGATCGGTACCTCGATCGGCTTGCCGGACCACTCGATCAGACCCAGGTCGTCGAGCGCCTGGTTGATGCTGTCCGACCAGTTCTTCGGCAGGATGCCGTCGCCGAAGAAGTCGTCGGTCTGCTGACTGGCGCGCTCCATGAACCCGCGCAGCGCTTCGTCGGCCGACGAGAACGCGGACACGATGCCGGCGGATGCGTTGGTCAGCTCGGTCAGTCCGGACGTAAGCCCTTCGAGGTTCGTCGCCAGGTTGTCGGTGTCGATCGACGACATGAAGTTACCGAACGAGTTCGCCATATCGGTCAGCCCTTGGGTGACACCGGACCAGTCGGTGCTACCCAGGTTGTCCATGAATTGGCCTATGCCATTTGTGAATCCGTCGAGCGCGCCGGAGTCGAGGTAGGACATCAGCGAGTTGAACTTCTCGCCTATGTTCACCAGGGCGTCGCCGGCTCCGGAGATGATGCCAGGCAGCATTCCGAACACGCGCTGCGCGCCCTGGACGATCGCGGGGTCACCGAGCTTGCCGGCGAAGTCACCGATACTGCGGATGATGTTCGGCATCTCGTTGGTCAGGTTGCGGATGTGCGGCACCGCGCCGTTAAACATCTGCTCCAGGGCGGGGCCGACCTCGGCGGCGATGGCCGGCATCTTGCCCGACAGTTCGTTGATGAGGTCACCGACGCCGGCGGTGATCCGTTCGAGGTTCGGCCGTATCTGGTGGAAGGCGGCACCGAGCGCGGTCGCCAGTCCGACGAGAGGTTCCTGCAGTGGCTTCGAGATTTCCTTCATGGTCGACACGACGTCGTCGGCCATGAACTTGAAGTGCTCCTTCACCTTGTCCGACGCGGCTGCAGCCATGATGGGCAGCGCGGCGACGGCGGAGCCGAAGCCGATCGACATCGCGCCGGCGGCAGCGGTGACTGCACCGAGCGCGGCAGCGGTACCGAAGATGCCGGCACCGACCGCGCCGGACGCCAGGGTGGCGACCGGCGGGGCAAGCGCGAGTAGCTTCGGCAGGAGGCTTGAGGCCGCACCGCCCATCTTCGAGAGACCGCCGGCTGCACCGCCGGCACCACCGAGTCCAGCGCCGGCACTTCCCAGTCCGGCGAGTGCTGCGCGGAGCGCGAGGATGCGGGCGGCAGCACCGGCGGTGTCCAGGTCGAGATTGATCGACACCGAGCGGGGCACTGCCGCGATGAACGCAGCCAGCTCTGCAGCGGCGACACGGGTGTCGAGGTCGAGTGCGATGCGGGCGTTTCCACGCGCGGAGTCGAACGCGGCGAGGCCGGCGGCAGCACCGGCGCTGTCCAGCTCGACGTCGATGCGGACGGTACGGTCGCGCAGTGCGGCGAGCTGCGCGCGGAACTCGGTCAGCTCACTGCTGTCTACGGCGGCACGCACGCGGGTGACCGTGTTGCGGACGCCGTTCATACGGTCCTGCAGACGGTTCAGCGCCCGGTCATCGACGTCGACCTTGACCTCGACGCGCTGATTCCGAAGGGACTGCAGCTCGGACTTGACGCGGCGGATCGCGCTCGTCAGGTTCGAGTCGTGACCCTTGAAATAGATGTCGACGGTGTTACTCGCTGGCATCGGTCAGGTCCTCCTGTAGCTCGCGAGGCAGGGGCAGCGGTTGAATCCCGTTGTCTGCCAGCTGTCCTCGGATACGCGCGATGTAGTAGCGGGCCGCTATCTTCCACTCGTCCAGTCGGGCGACTTGGCGGTTGAGTGTTCCGTTCGACTGCACGAGCGCGACGACGTTGTCTGTCTGGACGCGGTTGCGGGCGACGACGACAGTGGAGACTGCGGTGGCGATAGCTCCGATGGCTGCGACGACGATCGCGATGGTGTCCATTACTTCACTCCGAGTGCGGCCCAGAGGCGGATCGCGCCGATGTTGGCGGCGACGACGATGAACAGCGAGATGATGCCGACGAGGATCGGGGTAGGGGGCACGGATCGGAGCGGGGCGATGATGAGACAGAGTCCGTAGAACGCCCACGCGCCGATGATGAGTCCGTGTCCGGTGATGACTGCGCGCCGGCGCAGAGCGCAGACGAGAGCGGCGATGCCGGTCACGCCGAACAGGAACGGCCAGACGGGGAAGAAGTGCTCGACCACGACGACGAGCGTTTCCTGACCCGGCGGTAGCGGCCGGCGGACCAGTATCTCGGGGCCGGCGTAGAGCGCACCGACGACGATTGAGCCGCCGGCCAGCAGGACCGACAGCATCTGTGCAGCCGCGAGGACTGCCTTCTCGTTCATCAGCGGCCGATCTTGCGCTGCCCGAACGCCAGTAGCGCCATGATCGCGGCGACGACTGCGCCGGTGCCGACGCCTTTCCAGTCGCCTAGGTCGAATACCTGGAAGTCGTCGTCGCTGACGGCGTCGGCGGCGAAGCCGAGCACGGACGCCAGGATGATTGCGACGACGCCCTGCACGGTGGTGCGCTTGGCGGCGGTGCCGGCGGGCACGGGTTCGGTCGCCGGCGGAATCTCGATCGAGTCGAGCGGTTCGTCTCGCTTGAGTGCGCGGGTGAAGATCGGGATCAGCTGCTTGAACCGTTCGTCCATCTCGGGGCCGACGCGCTTCATGATCTCCTCGCGCACGAGGTCGAGCGGAAGCTTGGGTGCGGTCATGACTTCTCTTCCATGAGTTGGGCCTCGGACGGCAGCTCGGTCCGAAGTAGGTAGCTCGATGCGGCGGTGATGCCGGCTACCACGCCGAGCACCACCGCCGTCGCGAGGGTCTGCAGCCCGTACTTCACAGGCCGAGCCTTGCGTGAGTCTCGGGGCCGGCCACGCCGTCGACCAGTAGGCCGGCGCGCTGCTGGAACTCGCGCACCACAGCCTCGGTCGCTGGCCCGTAGTCGCCGTCCACGACGAGCTTGGAGTAGCGCGGGTAGTCGCGGTTCAGTCGCTCCTGCAGCCGGCGCACGGCGTCGCCTCGGGAGCCGCGCATTAGCAACGTGGAGCCGCCACCGACGCCGGGGTTGGGCACGACGACGGGGGCGGGTGTGGGAGCGGTGTTGCCGAACAGCCCGAACAGCCCACCGCGCAGCTCGTTCGCGAAGCCGACATAGGCGTCCATCGGCTTGCCCTTGGCAACCTGGTAGTGCATCTCGTCCACCGGGTTTCCGCCCCAGCAGTCGCGTCCCCAGTCGATGAGTCCGCGGAACTTGCGCTGCAGGTCCTTCACCTGGTCGACGCGGCCGCGCGGCATCGTGTACTTGCGGAACGGGTACTTGTTCCAGTTCAGATCGACGGCGGTGCCGGACAGGTGATTCGAGTTCCAGACACTGTTGGTCGGGGTCCACCCGCCCTCGTCGGATGCGCCACCGGACAGCGGTTCGATGTCGCGGTTGTACATGCCGGCGAACGCGGCGAGCACGAAACCGCAGTCGTGCCAGTGCAGCGGCAGGACGATGTTGGTTCCGACGATCGTGCGGCGGGTCGGGTTGCTGATCTGCGCCCAGCCGTTCTCGGTGGTGACGGTCATTTCTTCCTCCGTTTGGCTCGCTTGTTGGCGACGCCGACGAACGCGTTGCGCTCGCGCACTGTCAGCGCGTAGTAGACGTCGGGCGGCTGGCCGGTCAGCATGCAGAACTCGGCCAGCCGATCAGCCTCGTAGTCCGCTAGCTCGCGGGCGCGTCTTTTGGGTCGGAGTCCGGTTCGTTGGCGCCGAGCGCGTCAGCGACCTGCTTGGTGGTGTGCTCCTCGAGGTGACGCTCGAAGCCCTCCAGCGCGTCAGGTCCCCAGCTGCGCAGCTGCTCGACCGGGAGCCGGCGAACGTAGTCGATCGCGAACAGCAGCTGGTAGTAATCGTCCGGCTCGTGGATCGGGCAGCCGGTCAGCGACTGGACCCGCTTCACCTGCAGCCCGGTCAGGTTGTCGATGGTGTCGCCGAGCGTGCTCTTAGTCTTGCCCTTGGCGGCGCGAGTGGTCATAGTCCAGCCTCTTCTTTCCGTTTCATCAGCTCACGCCGCACACGTTGCACGGCGAATGTTGTTGTCTTAGCGAGGGTTCGGTAAAGCCAGGGGTTCGGGGTCTGACCGTCCCAGCGGGTACCGAAGTGGTTCATGCGGACGTAGATGCCGCCGCCGTGACTGTTGTACGAGCCGTTGCCGGCCTTCACATGCGACTGCAGATTCGACGCCTTGCCCTTCAGCGACGAGCGGGTCCGACCGCCGTAGCGCGGGGCATGGAACCTGCCCATGATCAGGGCCCGGTCGGTGATCTGCTCGAACGCCGGCTTGAGTCGCCGGGAGCTGGCCTGGAATTTGGTCAGCTTCCCGGCGATCTCGGTGGTGCCATCGACGTCGACGTCGATGCGAAAGCCGGCCATCGGCTACGCGACGACGCGCTCGGGGACGCCGTCGATCTCCCACTCGATCTCGGTCTCGTGGGCCTCGTTGGCCTCGCCGCCGACACCGGGCTTGCGGCTGATCTTGACGTCACCTCGGAAGTGCGGCTGATCCTCGGACGGTGCTGCGTTGCCGTACGGCTTGATGACGAACGGGACGACCTGTCCGGAGTTCTCCCATGCCTTCGTCCAGAGGCTGTCCGACGCGTAGTCGTTGTACATGGTGCCGCGCAGGAACCACTGCGACGTGTCGCCGCTGGCTGCGTTGGCGAAGGTGATGAAGTCGCTGTCCTCGCCGTCGTCCGGTTCTGCGCGGACCTCGTGCAGGTAGCTGTTGTATTCCTCGGCGTCGATCGTGATCGACAGGTTCTCGCCCTTGGTTCCCTTGAATGGCATTGCTACACATCCTCTTTCAGGTTGATGGCTGCGGACAACGCGATTTGCGCGCCGATTGTGGGGTTGTCGTTCTCGGTGCCGATGAGCGGGTACTGCACCTCGTCGATCGACCAGTTGTAGGCACGGAGCGCGAGCACCGAGTCGGTGACCATCTGCTCGACCTTCGCGCGCATGACGTCGCCGGTGCCTCGGCCGGCGATGAGCTGGACGCCGTAGTGGATGACGAACGGCTCGCCCATCGTGGTCGGGCCGTCGTCGGTTATGAACGGATCGGCCGGCACCACGATGGCGACCGGGCCGACGACCTGCTTCTGCTCCCAGCCCTGGACGCGGAGGCCGGCACCTTCGAGTGCGGTGGTGATTTCGGCGGCGGCCTGCGTGATGTTCATATGAAGCTCACGTACCTGCGGACCTCGCGCATGACGACGTTGAGCGGGTCGCGGGACGAGCGAGCCTGGACGACGTTCTCGAACCGGTCAGTGTAGGTGCTCGGTCCCTTCTGGTCGTCGAACATCTCAGCACCGACCTTCAGGTACCAGCGCTTCATCACCGAGTCGGGGATGGGCCGGTACGGGTCCTGACAGAAGTCGTCCAGCAGCTCGACGGCTGCCGCCAGTTCCCGTTCCAGAGCTTCCTCGTTACTGCCGGGGGCGTCGCCGGCACCGACGTAGTTGCGGAACTCCTCGATCGAGGGCACCGCGCCGGGGTGGGTCGGTATCGGCGTGGTCATTACGCGCCCCAGGTGACCTTGACGATGCCCTTGGGCTGCTCGCTGTAGATGGCCTGGTAGCCGTACACCGAGAAGTCCTTCGTCAGGTTGATGACATTCTCGTCCTGCAGGCGGAACGGCGCGCCGGCGGACTCCTGCGTGGTGATCGCTTCCTTGGCGCACACCGCGAACGTGTTCGGAGCCAGACGCGGCCCGACGACGATCGGCAGCCCGGCGATCGCGCCACCGAGTTCCTGCGAGCGCACGTTCACCGAGCCGAACGTGTTCTGGCCGTCGTTGTTGATGTCGAACAGTGGCCGGCCAGTCGAGTCGACGATGGCCGCGTACGCCTTGAACACGTCGCGGCTGACGAGGATGAAGTCAGCCAGTGCGCCACCGGGCGTGTTGTCCTCGATCATGGCCTTGGCGTCGATCGTGATGTCGATCAGCTCGGGTGCCGAGTCTGGCATCGTCGCGCCGGCGTTGATGCCCTGCACCTGATTCTCACCGACGACAGTGGAGGAGAGCGAGGTGAAGAAGTTGCGGACCTGCAGCTCGGAGCTGCGAGCGTACGAGATGATCTGGTACTTGAGGGCCGCACCGAGGTGGTCGATCGTGGCGCGCTCGATCAGCTGCCGCGAGAGCGAGGTGTAGGCACCGAACGTCTCGACCTCAGCCGTGCGCGTGCCGACCTTGATCTCGGTGTAGGCGAGGTCGTCGCCCTCGTTCTCCTGCTTCTGGACGGTGCCGGTCTCGCCCTTGACGACCGGGTACTCGATCGTCATGCCCTTCGACGGCAGCGGCTCCTGCGTGAACAGTCCCTTCAGCGGCCGGCGCTCGTCCATGAGCTTCAGCGCCTTCTGCATCCAGGCCGGCTGCAGCTCGGTGTCCGCGAGGGTCTGGCCCTCGTAGGCGCGGGTCTCGACCGACTCGACTGCGGCGCGGAACTCGTCGGCCGCGTCGGTCTCGCCGGCGTAGAGAGCCTTGAGCCATTCGCCGGCGGTCTGGTACTTGAACGTGCGGGTCAGCGTGGTTCCGCTGCCGCCGTCTTCGAGCACACCGACGCGACGCAGCAGCGTCTCGTTGTCGGCGCGCAGCTGCGTGACCTCGGGGTCGGCGGCGATAAGCTTGGCGATTTCTTCGGGGTCCATTCTTGTTTCCTCTTCTGTAGCAGCGCTTCTCACGCTTTCGATGACCGCGCCCTTGTAGGCGGGGGTTTCTACGATGGACACCTCGCGCAGTGTCGCTTTGGTGCGGACGAGCACGCCGTCGCGCGACTCGTGGGTACCGGGCAGGAACCCGACGGAGAAGTACTTGAGCACGCCGTCGCGTGCGAGTTCGAGCACCTCGTCACCGCGCGCAGTGTTGGCGATGCGGCACTCGACGTAATAGCCGTCGTCGCGGTTCTCGCCGGCGATGACGGTTCCGACTGGCAGCTCGCCTCGCGTCTGCCAGCCGTGGTTCGCGTGGACGGTCGCCGGCGCGTTGTCGTCGAACGCACCGCGTAGGAACGACTCCATGTAGGTGCCGTTCTTCGTCCGGATTTCGGTGGCCTGCCCGAACGGAACTGCGATACCGGAGATGACGCGGCTCAGTTCGTCCACCACTCCAATTGCGGCAGTGCGGATTTCGACATCGGCTACGGGTGCGGATCGAGTCTCGATCGACCGGGCGTCGATGACGGCCTGGCGCACGAAGCAGTCCTTCGCCTCCAGCAGCTTCCGCAGTCCGGTCGTCATCTCGGGTCCGGAGTCAAGCGTGTGCGCCATCTGGTAGGCGAGCACCGATAGCGGCGCTGACACGGCCTGCAGGTGTGGCGGCAAGTGGGCGTGCTCGAACAGGTCGAGCAAGTGCTGTGTCGCGGGGTGGTGGCTCATGCTGTCCTCTTCGATGGGTTGCGGCGGTACCAGCGGCGGATTTGGTCGGCGGTCCAGGGCGGGCGCTTGTCGCGGTCGGCGCGCAGCAGGCACTCGTTCTGGCCGGGGTCGACGACGTGTAGCTCTGCGCCGGCGCGTGAGTACTGCGCGAGCATCGAGCGGTCGGGGTCGGTGTCGATGATCCAGGCGTGCTCGACGGTGCCCATGAGTACCTGCGTGATCGCGGCGCGGCGCGCGGACTGGACGACGCGGCGCATGGCGAGCGGGGTGTCGTGGGCGGTGACCGATCCGAAAGCCGATGCGAGAGCGTCGAAGTCGATGATCAGATCACCGGGGCGGGCGGACTCCTGGACGAACGTCGACTTGCCGGCGCACGGCGGTCCGATGACGACGTGGACGGTCATGCCTCGATCTCCTTCGGCTGCTGTTCGTCGACGCGCTCGCTCGGGACTTTGACCGGGTCGGGCTTGGTCTCGGACTCGGGCAGCGGTGCGTAGCCGTCGCGGGCGCGCAGCTCGTTGACGGTGCGGGTCTTGTTCGTGATGTTGGCGCTGTCGACCTCGGCCTTGGTCTTGGAGTCCATGCGCAGCAGGCCGGTCTCGTCCAGCTCGACCTTCAGTCCGCGCGGGATCACGTCGGTCAGGCCGCGTTCGATCGCGTTCATGTACTTCGCCAGGGTCGCGACGAGGAACTGCAGCGTCGATTGTTCGAGGTTCTGGTAGGTGCGCGACTCGGTGCCGCCGGGAACCATCAGGTCGAATGCCGGCGTGCCGAGTACTCGGACGATCTTGCGGTCGATCGCGTCGGACACCTCGAGCATCTGCGCCTCGGCGGGCTTCAGGTGCATGGGGTCGAGCTTCAGTCCGGACGACAGGATCACCGTCTGGCCTTGGTGCGACTTGACGAAGGTGTTCCACCGCTCCTGCAGTTCGGCCTGCTGTGCGCCGTTGAGGTGCTGGTCGGTGTTCAGGGTGGCCGGCGGCACACCGGAGTCGAACCAATCCTGCTGAAACTTCGCCAGCAGCAGGGCAGCTCGGAGGTCGGTCTGCGCGTGGTGCAGCGGCCCGAATCCGCGAGGCTCGCCTGTGATGGCGGTGTGCTTCTTGTGGACGACGCGGGCGCGTGGAATCTCTTTGCCCATGTGCGCGTATCGAACTCGACCCCAGGTGCCATCCGGCAGGCGGTCGCGTACAACGGTCATCTCGATCGGCGACGTCGGAATGAGGTTCACCGTCTGCGGATCACCGACGCGCAGCCAGAAGAACTCGCCGTGCATGATCAGATCGTTGACGCTCGACTGGATGAACTCTTCGTAGTCCATGTCGAGGTTCGGCTTGTCGACGATCGAGGGGAAGCTGCGGCCGCGCGAGAGCATGGGTCCGTTGATGCGTCGGACCGTGGCCGGCATGGACGTCATCATGGTGTTGATCTCGTCCACGGACCGCGAGAACGCGGACACCTTCATCGCCTCGCGCCACGACACAACGCCGAAATCCTCACGGGGAGGCGGCATTACACCGGCGAGCGGGGAGTCACCGCCGGCGGAGTCGACCGAACCGCCTCGTGTCTCCACGAGGTCTCCGAACCCGAAGAATCTCTTGATGGCGTTCATTGGTGGGAGACGCTAATCCCACTCGTGTGATTCTCATGTCCGGGTTTTCAGAAGGGCAAGCTCAGCGGTATCGCCGCCGGCTGCTGTTGCTCGGCCTGGAACGCGCCCATGACCATCGCGTAGACGGCGTCGATGTCGCCCAGGGACTTGTTCATGTCGATGACTACGCCCTGGCCGGCGGACACGGTGACGACGCGCGGTATCTGCTGTTCCATCTCCAGGTCGCCGGCGTGCCGGAGCCGGCCATCCTTGATCATCGAGTGGACGGTAGCGGTGGCGTTCGCGATGTCGCCGCGCGTCATGTACTCGGACGGCAGGTGATGTTCCTCACGCAGCGTCCACGCGGTCTTACGCATGGTCTCGGAGTCGGTGACGAACTTCTCGACGTTGACGCGGCGGTTCAGCTCGACCAGTTTGCGCTCCAGCAGCTCGGTGTTGCCGTAGGTGATCGTTCCGATCAGCTCGGTGTAGACGGAATCGTTGTACTTCACCGACGCGACGATGGACACGTAGTCCCACGAGCGCCGGGAACGGGCGTACGAGACAACGATCGGCTGCCGGCGGGCCGCGTCGGGGATCGGCCCGAACTTGGTCGACGTGAACACAGGCAGCGGCATCCAAATGTTCTCGACGGACACCATCTCGTTCCGGCGGTAGCGCCGATACTCGCTCTCCTGCATGCCTTTTCCGTTGCGCAGCTCGGACTCCAAGTCGAGCCGGCCGGACGCGATGGCAGGGTTTGCCTGGATCAGCGCCTCAGGGTCGTACAGGTCGAGCGACGGGTCAGCAACCCAGAAGAAGAACCCGAACCGTGGGTTGTGATCCTCGGCTTTCGCCACTGCCGCCTCGCCGGTCTTGTACAGCAGCTTCAGCAGCTCGGAGTTGTCGTCGCCGGACGTCGTCAGTCCGAGCACGAGGGCCTTCGGCTGCGCCGACGCACCGAGCACGAGGGCGTTCCACGCGCCCGGTTTGAGGATGTGCAGCTCGTCCAGCAGCATAAGGCATCCCGAAAAGCCTTGCAGCCCTTTGCCATCCCCAGCAGCCTTGACGACATAGTTCGCCGGCTTCTTCGCGTTCTTGCTGGTGATGCCGGATCGGTCGGTGGTCTTGAAACGGGACTCCAGCGCCGGCACGTTGTCGACGCAGTAGCGGGTCTTTCGGTACAGGTTCTTCGCCTGCTCGACGGTCGACGCCAGCGAGATGACGTCCGGAGCGCGCTCGACCATCAGGATCAGCCCATACAGCGCGAACACGGCACCGAGCACCGTCTTGCCGTTCTGTCGGCCCATCGACACGACGGCCTGCTGGTAGACGAGCTTGCCAGCGAGCGCCGGGTCCTCGTAGTCGCGCGGATACTTCTGCAGGATCTCGCGGATCAGCCACTTCTGCCAGTCGTCCAGCCCGAACTCGTCGGACTGCTCGAACACGAACACAGCTTCGGCCAGCTTGATCAGCCGGTTGCCCTCGGTGTAGTCGGGATTCTCGATCGGCTGCGTGTAGCGGGTGGGCATCCATACGGGCGCATCGACCGACGTCGCGGCGATCATTCGTCCTTCAGCAGCTCAGCGAGCACCTGGTCGAGCGCATCACCCTTCTCCTCGCCCTCCTGCGCGGGCTTGTGCTTGTGCAGCTCGACGAACTGCATGCGGTACTCCATCGTCAGGCCGGCCGGCAGACCGCGCGCCGAGTTCGACGCCTTGTCCAGCTGGCGCGCGATATAGAACAGCGCAGTGACCAGGGGAGTCTCGTCGTCGCCCATCCACTCGTCGTTTGCGTTACAGTATTGGTCCACCGCGGCCTCGAATGTCGCGTTCCGGATCACAGCCACTCGGGCCACCTCATTCCATGCATAGATCGGTCGGTTCATGCATACTCTCACAGCAGACCATGCATCATCCATGCATGATCATGCAGCCGCCATTCATCCCACCATGCGATACTCGACCTCCCGCACCCCTGGGGGGTGCAAATTTTCGGAGCCCCTCAGTGTCAAACGTCCCCTTGGCAGAAACCGACCGCCTGCATACCCATGCATGAACCGCATGATCATGCATAGCCATGCATGACGCAGTGTATGACCATGCATGACTGTGAATGGATGACTATGCATGCTCATGCATCACGCACCGACACCGAAGTAGTCTGCGTGGAACCACGTCTTGCGGCCAGCCTCCACCTTCGCGCCCTTGCGCCTGTTGCACGGTAGGCACAGCAGCTGCAGGTTGGTCTCGCTGTCGTCGTGACTGATCACCCACGGGATGATGTGGTCGACCTCGCAGCTCTGATCACCACCGCACTTCTGGCACACGTACCCAGCACGCGCAGCCACCCGCTCGCGTACGTCCTTCGGTATCGGCTGGCGCTTCAGTTCAGCCACGTGCCCTCCTCGTCAGCAGCAGGCGCGCGTCGACCACGTGCTCTGCGTTGTGGTGCTCGGGTATGGGCACGCCAGCCCACACCATGCCGAGAGCGTGATGCTTGAGTGCGAGATGCGCGCACTGCGCCAGGATTGGGCAGCCAGCACACAGCAGCTCAGCTGCCTCGCGCTTCGTACGCCACTGTCCACCAGGCACATTCGCATACTCGTACTCATCAGCACGCCCTCGACACCGACTCACCGAACACTCACTGCCTCGCCTTGGCGTCGCAGCTCTGACACGCAACTCGCATAAGCGAGAGCCGATTCGAACGTCTTGAAGCGGCGGCTATCGGGCGAGCCATAGGCGAACTGCACACGCCAGGGATGATCAGGCGCGTGCAGGTGCGGCCGACGACGTACGAGGAGTTCCCTCATGGCTCGATCACCGGCTCGTCGTCGGTGGCCGGCGGCACGTCCACGATCGGCTCGTCCGTCGTCGGTGGCACGTACTCGGGGATCTCGGTCGGCTCGACATAGCCCACCTCACCCAGCTCGTTACCGTCAGCGTCCTCGAACCGAACACGGATCATTGACGCGGACTCGTCGAACCACGCCGACACGAACCGATCAGGACGACCCAGAACCGGGGTCAGCTGGCCGGCCATCAGACGAGGTCCGTATCACCGGTGATGACCGCGGAAGTCACCGCGCCGCAGAACATGCACTTGCCGTCGAGCACGTGGGCGTGCATGCAGTCCAGCCAGGCAGTGCCGGCGAGGCTGTTGTGCATGCCGTCGTGCCCTTTGTCGAGCTGGCACCAGGACGTGGCTCCTGGTCCGATGTGGGTCGCGCTGCAGCGGGCAGGCTGGCCGTCCACGAACTCGCCGTTGTTCACTTCGACTGCGAGCATGTCCGCGCCGTCCTGGGCGACGACGTTCAGCAGCTCCTCGGTCGCAGCCTCCAGCGACTTACGCGCCGCCGTGATCGAGCCGATGGCCGACGTGACTGCCCACCGGTGAGGATCGGTCAGATCGAGTCGATCGAGTAGATGCCGGCCAGCGCCCTCCAGCACGATGGCCGGCCCGACCATATCGGCCGCTTGGAACGCAGCAGCGTCCAACAGTGTCGCTAGGTCTTTCTCCATCAGAACAGTGCTCCTTCTTCGGGTTGGGTTGCGTCGGTAGGCATGTGATCCGAACCGACGAGGACACAGCCGCCGTGCGATCGAGCGGACGACGACAGATAGAGCGCGCCCTCGGGCAGCGTGACGACTGCATGGGCACGGAGACGGTGACTCATCACCACCATGTCTCGGGTCTGCGCCTTGTTCGATACGACGAACGATGCGGAAGGCGGTGGGGGAGCATGGTTTACCTGAACCAAGATTCCGATCTCGGCTAGAGCGTCGGTGGTCGCTTTGATGATCGGAGCCGACCGACTGTAGAGAGTTACAACAGGGTTGCGGGACATATCGATCCTTCCTATGAGTGCGGGGTCACCGAAACGAGTAGATGGAATTGGGGCCAAAGCTTGGGACCTCCCAAGCGCCTCCCAAATTTCCGAACCCCGTTTGTCCGCGCCAACGCCTCTGGCCTCGCGTCCGTTGGGACGCAAGGCTTTCCGAGTTATTACCCACGTCGCGATGATCAGTCGCGGGTGGGTCCCAGCAGCTAGGTCTGCCAAGCTTCGTAAGGGTTCACATGCCTAGAGCAGTCGGTTTACGTCGGACCCGCCAGATAGCGACGTACAGCAGTAGGACGGTCAGGGTTGGGCCTCACCGTCCTCGTCGATCAGCATCGGGACTGCAAGGTGGTTGACGATCGCTCGACACTCCCGGCAGATGTTCGGGTTGGGGATGATGCGGTTCTGGTCGAACGGGCGCTCGCAGACGTCGCACACGATGCGCTTCAGCCGGTCGCCGTGGTCTCTCATTCGAACCCCGTGGCAGCGGTCTGCCAGTAGTTCGCTCGGTCGAGCTCGTGGGCCTGGAGGACGGTGTTGCCTTCGGCGTACGCCAGCTCTGCGCGGGTGTACGCGGCCACCGCGAGCGTCAAGCACTCACGGGACGACAGGGCGAGGACCCTGATGGCGTCCCGGTCCTGGGAGTCAAACGGCCACGCCATCAGACGGCCTCGACGCGGTACAGCTTCATCTCGGACTCACCGAGCTGGTGCGCGTGGGCGAGGGCTTCATCTGCCTCTTCGCGGGTCTCGTAGACGACGCCGATCCAGTCAATGACGACGCGGCCGGCCACATGCTCTTCCCCAAGCACGTAGCCGACCGCGAGATTCTGTTCGCTCACCAGACACCGCCGGCAGCGAGATATGCGCGCAGCAGGACGTACACCGCTGCGAATGACAGGGCGAACGGCAGCACGTACGAGCAGATCGCGAGAGTGATGAAACGCCACGGCCACTGTGGACGCTTGGTCGGCGTCACATACCGCCCGGCCATCAGTTGCGCCGTCCGCTGACAGGGTTGGTCTGGTCCTTCGCTGCGAGCCGTTCGAGGATCGCGTCGAATCGACTCGCGAGGCCTGGCTCGTCGTTCCGTTTCAGCAGAAGCGCTGCGAACACGCAGGCGTCGCGGACAAAGGTGATTCCTGTCTCGAACTCGGTCACGTCGTCCGGGACGTCCTCAGCTTGCAAGCCCATGCCGACGCGGGTGACCGTGAAGTCGTACTTGCGCAGTATGTCGGCACCGTCGATGGGACCGCCCTGGAACGTACTCATGCATCCGCCTTCTGCTTCGCGAGAGATTCGATCTCGTCGCGGTCGAATAGGTGCGCGCCAGTTACGCCAGGCATCTTGTGTGCGGTGAGTTGGCCGGCTGCGGCGCGGCGGTTCACGGTGGCTTTGCTCACACCGAGGAGCCGAGCGGCTTCGGCTGCGCCAATTACATCCATGTGATCCACATGCAGAGCATGAGTCATCTGGATCAT